TTTTTGCTCCAGCCATTGACTGGTCGCCTGTTGTTCTTATAACACTACTGTCAACTGCAAAACTTCTTGAAGTGGTAATATCGCCACCTCCACTTAAACCGTCACCTGCTGTTAATGTAACACCACTATGGTCAATATGTTCGTTTGCAACAAAGCCACTTAAACTGTCGTGAAGTATGGCTACATCTGTTGCACTTGTTAGTTGCCCTTGAGCATTAACTGTGAATTGACCTACTGCTGTAGCACTTCCATATGTTGCGGCAGTTACACCACTATTAGTAATACTGATGTCACCAGCACTATATGTAATACCTGTTCCACCTACTAAGTGAGCATCTATCCTTGCTTCTGCCTCAGATTGAGTTGGCCCAGTGTATGTCATTACACCGTTGCTGTAACTAAATGATCCATCGCCACCTGCATCAACCGAACTGAATAATCCTTTTATGTGAGTGTCGTCTGTGATGAATACTCCAGTACCACTACTGTAAGTAATACCAGTACCTCCGGATACAGCACCTCTATAGTCTGCATTGCTTGGTCCGGTATATGTAAAGTTTCCTGTTGCACTACTATAAGTTAAACTTCCGTCTCCACTAGTAACGGCATCTACTGCCGCTCTTACTCTAGCATCAGTATAATATAAATTTGTTGAACCTTCGCTTATGTTATCAGTATTTCCTGCGAGTTGACTTAATGCTGTTGGAACACTTGCAGGTGTAAATGTAAATACACCGTTGCTGTATGATAATGCTCCGTTACCACTTGCTGAATTACTTGTTACACTAAACAATGCTTCTGCGGCTGTTTCAAAATTACTAACTTGTGAACTTGTAATACTTACTGTTGTTTCGCCTGCGGCTGTTATTAATCCTTTTGCTGTTACAGTAAAGTTTGGTATAGTTGCTCCATCGCCGAAACTTCCTACGTTACTGTTTACTGTTGCTAATGTTCCTGTTAAACTAGGTGCTGATGTGTTAGCATTTAATCCTAATGCTACACTACCTGTGACATCGCCTGTTAGTGTTAAAGTTCTATCATTAACTAATGCTCCGGCGTTTGTTGCTGTACCTGATAAATTACCTGTAAAGCCACCGCCTCCAATAGAGCCACCGCCGTTAATAATAATTTGCTGTCCTGCTCCAACATAAAAGTTTCCTTCTGCTGGTTTGTTAAATACAACATTTCCTGAAGCACCATAACTGATATCTGCGTTACTAGATGCGTTTCCTAGTCTTAAAGTTCCTGTTGCGGCATCATTATCTGCGTTTATGGCATAAGTGTCTGCACTATTAAGTGTTGTTGTATCGTTAAGATATGTTGTAGTTCCACTAACTACTAAGTTACCGCCTACTGTGAATGTACCATTTTGAGGATTAAAACTTATATCCCCTTGTGGATTNAAAACTGATTTATCTGCCATTTAAGAAACTCCTAATTACAAGTATTTATCAGATTGTTGCAAATTTTTTACAGTCAAAAAAAAGCACTCCGAGGAGTGCTTTTTAGTATTCAAGTTCTGAATTAAATTCTTATTTGAATGATACGTTTGAAAGTGCAATTTCACCGACATAGTCAGCCGCGTTACCCAATGAACTTGCTGTATTAGTAAGTTCTAAGTAACCGTAACGTGTCATAAATGAAACTACTGGTTCAAAACTGTTTGGATCCATAACTGGTCCTGTACTCATTAAAGGAATATATGGGCAATAGAACGCAGGTGCGTCTGTTTCGCTTGATCCTTTATAACCAACTAATACAGAGCCACCGTCTGCTTGATATTGGTCTACGAATACTTTAATAGTACCGTTAAGTGTACCAACTAATTTGCTGTTTGAAGGTGCATCAAATGATCCTTCAGTTGTTCTTGCAAAAGTAGAAGTTGTCGCACTTTGTAAAATTGTTAATGCTTCTGGTGAAACAACAACATAGTTACCTGCGCCTCTTCTTGTTCTTGCCGCAATTAAGTTAGCCGCTCTGTTGATTCCGATTGCTAGTACGGCGTGCTTGTCACCGATGAATGCTGGAGTTCCGGAAATGTTTCCTGAACTTGCATCGAAGTCTAATGTATCAACTGTTGGTGCTAGAGATCTGAGGTTGCCAAGCATTTCTTGGTCGATTTCAACCGCGATTTCTTGTGCAAGTGCCTGCATAATTTCTGCTTCAACATCAACACCGTGCATAGAATTGGCATCTTGAGCACTCTCAAAAGTCCATCTAGCACTTAGACGTCTAGTTTTCGCTTCAACTGTTTGTTTTAAGATTTGAACACTCATTTTTCTACCAACTGAACCCTCAGCCGCCGCTGTTGCGTCTGGTGATCCTGCGTAAGTAGATGCTAGTTTGAATGGACTTAATGCTTCGTCGCCTGCATTTGCTCCACCGCCACTTTCTGCGTATCTTACTCTTAATGTGTGAATTTGACCTACTGGTCCGGTCATTGGCTGTACCCCTAACAATTCGTTAGAAATCAAAGAAGGTAAAACCCTTCTGATTAAAGGTAGCATAACCTTGTTTAATGTTGCAATATTACCCGCCATTGTAGCACCTGAAGAAGCCGCTTCTTGAAGTTGTACTTTAGAATTTTCTAAAATAGTCTCCATAGTCGTCTTCCTGCTACCTTGTAAACCCTCTAATAGAGCGTCTTTCGTTGCGGACCAATTGCTTTCAAATAATGCTTCTGCCATTATATTTCTCCTTAGTTTAGTCCTGCTAATTTTCTGATTTCGTTTAATTCAACGACATCATTGTTAGTTGCTTCTTGCTCATTGCTGGCAGGTGCAACCCTGTTACCAGTGTGTTCTGTTGTTTTCACTGATTCATTAAGTGCTTTCTTTTCAGTTCTTACTGATGCGTCCTCATTGAGTACACTTGGTAAGTACTTATTGAAAGCCTGTTCTAATTTGTTTGTTTGAACTGATTCTAACAATTCAACCATTATTTCTTTTTTCTCTTTGTTAAGCGGAGTCATTAATTTATTTAATGTCTCGTTGCGTTGGTACTTGTCCTCTGCAATTCTCAACTTAGAGATAGTTTCTTCGTTCTTCTTAGTAGTTTCTTTTAGTTTCGTGTCTGCTTCTGTAACTGCTTCTTGCATTACTGCCATCTCTTCTCTAATCTTCTTCACTTCTGAATTTTCATTGAGGTAAGATGAAGCATACTCAGATGCAACCGATTCAAAAATTCTTCTACCAAAATCATTTTGCCTTGCCGCTTTAATGTCGTCTCTGTACTGACTAATTTCATTATTAATGATTTTAGTAATACTTGATTCAACTTTCCCAGCCGCTTTCTTAATGAATTGCTCTTTAGATTCTGCAAGTTTCTTACGACCTTCAGCAATCAATTGAACTTTCTTCTCAACTAATTCCTGTTTGTCTTTATGAAACTCTGAAATCTCATCAGCAACTTGTTCAATCACAAAGTTTTCTAACTTACCGATATTTGCTTTATGCGAATCTCTGTCTGCTTTTAACTCTTTGATTTCATTTGCTAATGTTTCTGTAACAAACTTATCTAGTAATTTGCTATGTGCATCGATAGACTCTTTATATTTGACTCTATCACTTACTAGTGCTTGTTTATCTTGTGCGAACTCTTTGATCTCTTCTGCCAGTGCTTCGGAAATAAATGTGTCCATTGCTTCAACTATTTGTCCTTTATCGTGTTCAAATCGTTGAGCGAACTCTTCCCTTAACTCTGCTGTGATATCATTTCTTGCTTCGCTTAATTGAGCATTCCACGCCGATTGAATTTCGCTTCTTGCCTCTTCAGACAATGTGCTTGATTCTAATAGGTCATTAAATGTTGTCGCCATATGCTCTCTCCTATTTCAGATTAAGTTCACGAATAAAATTTAAAATTTCTCGTGATAAATGTTTTTGTGCGCCTTTATCGTGTGTAACTGCTTCGGCAATGTCGTGTATTACTCCACCGCCTTGCATATTAAATAAACTTTCCCTTATTGCCTTAGGGTAGGCATCCGGGGCACTTGGTTGTGCTACGATGTCTACGGTAACTATATCAAAGTCAGACACACGTCCTGACTCGTTTACATTACCGCTACCCCTACTAGATACTCCTAACTTAGCACCACTCGTAAGTAGTGTTTTAGCAATATTACCCATAGGCGTATCTAAGAGTTTTAGTTTACCATAGCCGTTTGCGTCTTGCATTTCCATATTTGTAATCATATGACTACATCTGTCTAAATTGATTTGTAACTCTTCTGGATGATCTAACTCT